TCATTGCAGCGTGAGCCTGGCCGTTGCCCGGAGAACCCCCAGGAAACAATCCTTACCCTGCTGATTATAGTAGCGCGTTTCGAGTTCACAAGAACATTGTTTCCAGCCTTCCAGATCGACTTCATCCAGACACACCGGAATCGTGACGCTGTATTCCTGACCGGGTGCAAGCTCCCGGTAGTTCAAGGGTCGCTGGAAGGTCATGGTGCCTATTTCCCTGTTCAGAACGCGCATTTTCCCCTGTTGCGTCCTCAACACCGTCACGAAAAAGAAATCGGACGTTTCGTCGTTGATTTCATCGGGAATGCGGACAGGCTCGTTTCCTTCGTTGCGGAAGCGGACTGTGATTTTGCCTTCCGTGAATTGGGAAGTATCCGCCATGGAGAGGATCAAGGACGCCGGTTCCTCCGCAACAGCCATGCTGCGGGTTTCACCTTCTCTGACCGGAGGCATGAAACAGGGAGGCTCGATCGTTCCAGGTTTCGTGATAAACCTGGGCACATTGTTCCACCCCATCGCGTCGGCCAGACGAATGACATAGGCGGTTGCCTCGTTCAGGACTTCCTGTCCGGCACAATAGGGTCTGTCATTGGCATCATCCGGCAACGCCAGTACATAGGCTGATGTCTCCGTCCAAAGATCCAATGCCATTTCATTGGCAAGAGCCTGCATGAACTTCACGGCTTTATCCATGTTCGGTTCTTTGTCGCAGGAGATAGTCTGCTTTTCAAGCATTTCCTGTATTTTGGAGTCCTTCCAGTAGAACTTGTAGGCATCCTCCCATTGACGGCGGTGGTGTTCTTCGTGGGCGAGGGAAGCCTGCGGCGTGTGCCATGTGCCCACTCTTCCGCGGGCCTGGTAGCCGTTCATTTCGTTGACCGCTTCGACGGCTTCTTCTTCATTGAGAGGGGGATCAACATAGGGATTCACGTAAATGCCTTCATACATAGTTAGCTTGGCTCCGGCAGAAACGGAAACAACACGACACCTCCATACGTTTTCCGATTCATCTTTGCAAACCGTTACGCAAATCTTAGGTCTCAAGCTACTTACATTGCAGTCACCATTCCCTTCCAAATAGACGGGTTCCGGTTTCTCAAATTCCAGTTCCACTTCCTTGGATGGCTCACAGGTGATAGTGGATTCCTTTTCAATCGTCCACAATTTGATTTTGGGGGACGGCGAGAATTCGCGCTTCATCGTCGAGTTGCCTTCATACTTCCCTGCCTGAATGGGTTCCCTGTCCATCGTGACGTTGAACGCGGCAGCGTTGTTGCTGACGGGGGTGTAGGAGTTGTTGGTCCACGACAGGGCCACCTTGTAATAGCCAGCTTTCAGAAACCTGGAATCGGTTTCAATATTCAGCTTGCCGTTGGGCGGTGTCCCATCCTTTTTTATAGCTTGCTCACCGGCAATCGTCAGGCTGCCTGTGTCGTCGGCTTCTACGCCGAAATAATACAGGCCGTCTTCCTCGACCTTGATGAACATTTCCGGCGCTCCGGCGCAAGTGGCGTGTTCGCACGCCGAACCGTCAAAGTTGAACGTCATCGCGTCAACTCCGAGCGTCTTGCTGATAAGAGGCTCATTCCCTTGATAAATGCAGACGGGATTAACTGCCTTGTTGATTGGTATATAATTGTTCATTGCTATTGTTGTTGTTTACTTTTTGGAAAGACTGAACCATCAGCCTTCCGGTATTCTGGCGGCGTTCCCTGAACCCATCAACACGTTTAACGCGTAGTCCCCCCTCATTCGGAACGAAGAGGAACGACCTCCCCTCTAATTTTACGTGCTGCCGTGAACTTGCAAAAAAACTCCTGGTGCATTTTTATATCCTGATTCACGCCATTTTGGAACAAAGTTGCTCCATATAGATCTGACAACAGGCACGGGCGGCATTCCGCCGCACAATCATGATGCCTTAAAAAACAAGCATTCTCTCCTTCTCTGTCCGTTCCGCCAAAGAAAAAGGCTGTTTCCAGAGAGTCCTTCACTTAAAAACAAAGCATCTTTTCCAAAAACGAGATTGACACCCGCGGTTCTTTTCCCTAGTATCCGCGCACAGCATCAGCGGCGGGGTAGCCAAGTGGTAAGGCGACGGTCTGCAAAATCGTTATTCGCGGGTTCGATTCCCGCTCCCGCCTCCAAGATGTTGTCAAAGCCGGTTCAAGTCGCGTTCGTCTAGCGGTCCAGGACTCCCGCCTTTCACGCGGGCAACACGGGTTCGAGTCCCGTACGCGATGCCAATTCTCGTCAGCATGTGACGGAATGGCCCTTGATTTTCCTACGTTTTGCGCAGTTTTGAGCGCACCTGAAAGCCCCTGACAGAAAAAAGCGCCCTGTACATGCGGCTGTACATTGTCTAAGGACTGTACAGCACTATGGCAGGCATCATCAAACGCAACAACAAATGGGTGGCCGTCTTCCGCTCCCTGGACGGCAAAGAGCTTCGGAAAACCACCGGCATCGACGTGGTTCCCAAGGCTCTGCTTCCGGGAGCCAATAAGAAATCGGTCATGTCCCAGAATGAAGCACGGGCGCGGCTGGTGGCCCAGGAGATGGAGAAAGAAGCCCGGTACGGGGTTTTCGACCTGGACAAGGTGAAGGCCATCGCCGGGGACCAGGCCGGCGTGCTGAAAGCCACCATGAACGGCATGACGGTGACGCGGTTCCTTTTTGACTGGCTGGACGGGAGGAAAAACAAGAAGCGGGCCTATGAGCGGGACGGCATGGCCGTCCGCCGGCTTCTGGCGTTCCTGGGGGACCGGCGGAATATGCCGCTTGCCGCCCTGAATAAAGGGATGGCCAAGGATTTTGTAGAAACGGAAATGGAGCGCGTTTCCGTCGGAACCGTCATCCGCTATGTGTCCACGCTGTCCACCGCGTTCAATGTCGCTGTAGACCGGGAGATTCTTTCCCGAAATCCGTTCCGGGGCGTCATGCCTTCCCGGGCGGACCACCAGGCGGAAAAGCAGCTGCGCGGCGCCTTCACGATGGAAGAAGTCAACACCATCATTGAACGGTTCCCGGATGAATGGCCGGATCTGGTACGGGTGTGCCTCTACACCGGAGGCCAGCGCCTCGGAGACCTGGCGACGCTGAAATGGGAGCAGATTGACCTGAAGAACTCCTTCCTGTTCATGACCACGCAGAAGAGCCGGCGCCGCATGAACAAGCCGATCATCCAGCCCTTGAAAGAGGTTCTGGAAAGACGTCTGCTCAACCGGGTGAATGATTACGTGTTTCCCCTGTCCGCGCTTCGCCATGCCCATGCGGGAGGGCGTTCGGACAAGCTTTCCACGGAGTTCACGACATTGTTGAAAACGTACGGGATCATCCGAGAGATGCCCGGGGAAGTGAGAGGCGACCGGCACCGGCTTTCGGAAAAGAGCTTCCACAGCCTACGGGCGACCGCCGTGACCGTCCTGCGCCTGGCCGGTGTGTCCCCGGATTTGTGCCGCTTCATCGTCGGACACGACTCCGAAGAGATTGAACGGGTGTATTTCCGCCCGGATTCGGCGGACGTTCAGGAGGCCATGAGCAAGATTGCCGTCGGACTGGCCCGTTAGCCTTCCTTCCCTAAGACGATCATGTTGTTGACATCAACAAAATGATCGTCTTCTTCCTTGTGGAACCGGTAACGGAACAAGGCATCCATGGCGCGGGCGCGCTCGGATTTGGGAATGTTCGTTGGGCGTGGGTTGCCGAAGGTGACCATCCAGAAGCCGGCGTATTTTTTCGGCGTTACGGCGATGCTGAACCAGTTCCAGGCCGTCCACTTCCCTTCCCTGTTGAAGGGCGTCCAGGGTTCGTCAAGCCTGATCCGCTCCGGGGGAAAGAGGCCCTGGATGGTCCGGCAGATCGTCAGGTCTTCGGGAGCGAGCGTGGGGATGTCAGCCTTCATCAGTTCCTCCGCCGCCAGTCTGGCCGCCCGTCCGCTGATTGCGTAACACGACCCATAGGCGGAGCGTTCGGACGGGTGGCTGGGGACCTGGTAGCCGGAGGCGTGCAGAGCCAGCCCGTTGCGCTGCATGTCACGCACCCATCCGCCCGACAACAGGAGCGTGTCCGAGTCGATTTTGACGATGACGTCTTCATCCTCCGCTTCCCCGTCCAGCGTGGAAATGATGCCCCGGACGCATTCCGGGCCGCGCAGGTTGCCGTTCCTTGTCCAGCCGGTTTGACAATACCTTGCCCCGGTTAACATAAGGACGGATCTGACGCGTTCAGGAAGCGGAGCGGCGCTGTCGTCCACAACCGTAATGACGGCTTCAGGGAGGGCCGCCGCAGCGCACCGGACGCAGACGAGGGCTTCATCCGCGTCTCCGGCATAGGTGAATAAATAGATTCTGATCATGGTGTTTGTTAAGCTGGTCCGTAGGGGTAGAAGGTTCCTCCGAAGACGGGTATCTGGATCATTCCCAGCGCGTACTGCGTCACTTGGTCGTCTTCGATGTCGGCTATCAAAAAGGAATAGTCGAAGTTGACACCCGGTTTCTCTTGGGCAAGCATGATAGGATAAACGGTCCCCGGGAGGCCCGAGACATCAACGCCCGTCAGTTTGGCGTCCTGATCGAAGTGAACGTTGATCCATACTTCCCCGCTGGTTTGGGGGATAGTCACCCAGGAAGAACCGGAACCGCCCCCCTGCGGGTATTTGCCGAGCAGCGATCCGTTCAGGTAGAGCGCGCCGGGCTTCATTTGCGCCCCGGTGATGGCTCCCTCCGTATCTTTCTGCAAGCGCACCTGGAAGCCGTATTCCGGCGCGGGCGTGGATTCTCCCGTGGCCGTGGTGATGTGCTGGCTGATGGTGGGGGATTCTGGCTTGGGGTCAAAGCCGTATTCCGTCGATTCCGGCGCTCCCTGCATGTTTTCCAGCGTGGAGGATCTGCGTGAGGTGGCATTCACGCGCTTCAATTCTACCCATTCTTCAATCCCCAGTTGTTCCGGCGCGCCGTAGGACAGGGAAATCACGTTGGTCTGCAGGTCGCGCGAAACGGTTTGAATCATGGCGTTGATATTCTGCCACTCTGGGTTGCCTCCCAGCAGCGAGACGCGCCGGCCCATGTATTGCCGCGTCTGCGCTTCTCCCAGCGCGACAAAGGAAATAGAGCCGTCCCACGGCAATTCCTGCATGGATTCCCATACCGTTTTTGCAATGTCCCCATAGGGAACGCCTTCCGAGGGTTGGGGCGATTCCCCTTCTTCCGGCCCGTTGGAGGGCTGTTCCCCGTTGTAGATGCCGTCAATGGGGTAACTCGCGTAGGGGCGGTCCATGGTGACCAGATCCACCGAGAATTCTTCCCAGAAGCAGGGCACGCCTTGCAGGGTCCCCACATTCTTGAATTTCTCCCTCCACTTGGCCGGGGCGCTTTCCGGGATGGCAAGACGCTGCTTGACGGTGGCGTTACACCATTGCGGGCGGAGGGATTTGGTGTGAATTTGCCCGTCTTCCAGAGCGTAGCCCGTCGCGCTGGTGTTGTAGCCTCGCGGCTTGTCTTCTTCTGTTCCGTCCCAGGGCTTCCCGGTGATGACCGGCTGCTTGTCATAGACGGCGATGGCTCCTACCTCTTTCATCCACGGAAAATGATGTTGCCAGAAACTGTTGATCATGTCGTTCTGGTCAATCCTGGTTCCCGTCACTTTCATGCGCTGGTAGGACAGGCTGCCGGCCCTGGTTCCCTGCACCGGCTGCGGATCTTCTACCGGTTCCCCGGTAGAACTGTATTTGGAGTAGTAGAAGTCTACTGACGTACGGTAAACAATGGAGTGCGGCAAGGTCGGGTCCCCGTCCTCCGGGTATTTGGACAGGTAGGAGACGCGGTAGCCGTTGCTTCCGGTGGTTTCCGCGACGATAGCCACGCAGGGCGGTACGAGGTCGCCCCGGGGGACCAGGGAAACATCCATAGACTTGACCGTCGCCGTCGGCTGCAAGGGAAGCGAGATGGGCGTCAGGGCGTCATAGTCCGTGATGATGAGTTTGGGACGCGCGCCGCTGTAGTCGTAGTACGTGACCATCCGGGGCGACCAATGGCGGATGGATTGAAGGAGGCTGCCAATCGTATCGCAGGAGGCGTTCCACGGAATCAGCATCTTGTCATCGCTGATGCGCAGCTCGTAGTCCGCCGGGTGATGCTTGGCGAGATTCAGCACCCGGGAGAGCGCGGCGGAAATGCTTATTTTAGGGATGATTTCATTTCCGCTGCTGGTGGTTTGCCACATGGAGAAGACCGGCTTCCATTCGGAATCCAGCGCAAAGCAGTTGTCCAGCCAATACCAGGGATCGGAAAAGACGATTTTCCACGCGCGGGAAGAGCCGCTGTAGGTCTTTTCGATGCTGGAAACGAGGCCGGATAGAATGGTGTTCCCGTTTTGGGAGATGGTGACGGTATCGAATTGTTGGAAGGGCAAGACCTCGCCCAAGGTGCGGACGGGATAAACCGCGGTGATGGCGGAGGCGGAAAAGCTTTGCTGGTCGTGGGTCAGGCTCGACGGCTTGAGGTCCAGCAAGTCATTGATGGTGATGTCGTGGTTCCTGCTGCTTGTAAAATGGTTAGTGGTTTATTTCTTATCGGCGATCTTTTGGAGCAACGTCAGAACCTTCGCGAACCAGAAGCAGACGAGGCAGGAGAAAGCGCCTGATAACAAATAGATGAAGGCTAGTGGAAACTGATGATGATAAAAATTGCTTAAAAATAATACAATACCAGCAATAATCGTCATTGCTCCCACTACTTGAAACATCCCCTCTACTGTAATTTTTAGAGGCTCTTGCTCATTCGCCCAAGCAGGTTTTTCTTCTCTCTCATCTAAAATAAATTCAACAAAGCGTTTCTTTGATCTGCTCTCCGATTCTTGTTCTTCTGCTTTTCTATTGGTGTTTTTGGTCAGATGATAAATCCTTCCAAAGGATAGCCACTCCTGACCTCCTTCAGGGCAAACAAGAGTTTCTGACAAGATTTTCCCTTCCTTGTACAAGGCTTCAAGTTCTTCAAAAGAGTAGGGGCCCTCAGCATTGTTTGAGTTGGAAGCGACGTAATAATTAGCCATAGTGGTATGGTGCTATAAACCGGCGTTAGTGCAAGCCTAAAAGCTGTTAAAAGCCTCCGGCAAGCCTGTTTATCCCTGTTTGCAATCTTCCGTTGCCCTTCTGCACTATCTTCAAGATTTCCTCGAATTTAGCATCTACATATTTTTTCGTATCTGCTTGAATGGCATTTACATTGGCGGTCTGTGCTGTTGCTATGGTTTTCAAGAAATCCATCAATTTTTTCGTGTATTGTCCGCTTTCTATCAATGAGTTTTTCATAACGTCAAACACTTCCTGAAGCTCGCTGGGGTCGATTTCCGTATCTTTGTCCGAAATGCTTTCCGCAAGGCGTTTCTTCCCTGCATTCAAAGCTTCGCGGGCAGCCGCAATCCGGGCGCGTTGCTGGGCGGTAGGATGCTCGGGTACGCCTTCAAGAGTAATGCCGCGGATCATCGCCTGCTGCCTCTCGGCGGTCTGCTTTTGAGCCTCCCTTTCGGTCCGTTCACGAGCCTTCTTTATTTTCTCTTCATTTCTTCGGGCTTCCTCTGCTTCTTCCCTGTCTCTTTGCATGTTAAATGATTTAACCTTTCCGGCGTCTATTTGATTTTGAATAGCGTCGATTTGTTCCATGTTTTTAATAGACGCTTCGGTTGAAGCCATCGCATCACCCAAAGATCCGGCTTTCTCCGTTAAATCATCAAACTGTTTTTTCGCGGCGTCCGTATTCTTCTTAAATTCTTCTACTGCATCTGATGCTTGTTTGAAGCGACTATTGACATCTGTCCCTTGGCTATAGTCTAATTCAAGATTTACGCCGCCGGATCTCAATGACTCCTGAAATTCCTTCAATTTCAATTGAAGAGCATTACCTTCTTCTTGGGCCAAATTACGTGATTCAACAAGCTGTTGCTCTCTTATTACTCTCCCTTCATACTCTTCAACTTCTGACGGAGTAAGCCAAGTTCTATTTTTTCGTAATTCCTCTATTCTTGATAAGTCGCTACTAATGCTATCAATAGTACGTTGAGCACGTTCTTGCTGCTGTAAAAGTCCAAGAATATTTTGAAGAGAAGGAAGGTTCCCTTGTTTGAACTGCATATCAAAAGCATGAGCTTCCGCAGCATCTCGGGCCTTGACTGCCTCCGAAAGCTGTTTGCCAATATCCATGTAATTAGCCTGCTCCACGCCTAAATCACGCTGTCTGATTTTCTGGTCCAGATTCTGATCAACCATCATCAAGCCGTAATCTCGCTGCCTCTTAGTGATTCTTCCTTCCTGGTAGCCCACTTCCAAGTTGACGCGGTCAAGCTCCGCCTGGCGTGTATCAATTCCTTTCAGGCGGGCCGCTTCCTCCCGTCTCAAGCGAATTTGTTTTTCAAGCTCTTCCGTCTGATATTCAAATTCCCGGGTAATGCCCTTTACATAGTTTTGATACTCTTCGTTAACGGTCTTGGTGCGTTCTTGCTGGTTGAATTCCTGCAAAGCCTGATAACTTGCCCGGATAGCCTGACGAGAAGATTCGGCAATCTCTTTGCTATGCTCCTTCATTTTTTTGGCGAGATCCGCCGACTTGTCTTCCGTTTTTCCCATCCATTCGTAAAGCTTCGCCCCGGCGAGAACGGCAAGCGACATCGCCCCGGCCAGACCTGCGCCGCCTCCGAAGCCCATCACCAGCCCCGGAATATTGTTCATGATGCCCCGGATGCCGTACTGCAAGTCATCGAAGAAGTAGGCAGCCTGCAAGGCCCCCTGCCCCATGTTCTTCACGCTCCTGGTTGCCTGCTTGCTTCCCTTATCCAACTGCTCCGTAGACTTGTTCAGCGCGTCGATCTGCTGTTTGGCTTCTTCCACGCCTTTTCCGTCCAGCGTGGACTTGAGTTTGATTTCAATTTCTTTCTTGGTGTCCATGGTGGTAGATGTGGAGGGTTATTGTTGTTGGCGGGCTTCTTCGATGACGAAAGCGGGCAGTTTCCCGGCGGTGAGGGCGTTGCGGGATTCTTCCACGCGTTTCTGCAAGGATTCCAGGATCATCATATCCCGGATGATGACGCCGAAGGCATGGGAGGGATCGACGCCGGCGGCTTGGGAGGCAGCAAAGACGCTTTCCTTCAATTCCTGCGCCGCCTGGTTCAGGTTCGGGTTCTTGCTGCATTCTTCGGCGAATTCAATGAAAAGCCGTTCTATTCCGTTTTGTTGTTGTTTGTTCATGATGGATTATTCTGTTAAGATGGGTATTCGGTGGAAGTGTAGCGGATGACGAGGGATAATCCGAACGTGCGCCCGGGAGCGTCCGCCGGCATGGGGTAGATGGCATTTCCGAGGCCGTCAAACGCCTGCGGATTGGCCAGCATGGCATGCTGCTCATAAATGCCGTTCTGGTTTTCCACGACCAGCTGCCAGTCCGAACGGATTTCCACGCCGGGCGAAAACGTCCATTTCACGTTCCCGCCTTCTCCGGTGAAAACCGCCTCGCTGCTGGTCGCTAGAAGAGAGGCAGACCCGTTTTCCACCCGGTAAAGCGTTAACGTGCCGGAATTGGAGCTGGTGGGTTTCGTCGTGATGATTTCCTGCAGCGTCAGTCCCTTTCCTTCGGGGTTGCCTTCCGGGAAGTCCGGATAAACGTCCGAGGGAATAAACCTCCATGAGGAATAACTCATCGGATTATCCGAGTATTCCCCTCCGGGCGGGGGAAGCTGATGATTTCGGGTGACCAGTCCTGCCCTCAATACGCGGATTGTCTGTCTTAAGCCGGAATCCGCCTGTGTCACGGAAACGACGACGGAGCCGGCCGCTCCTTCATTGGGTGCCGCGGTTAACGTGAATGACCCGTTATTTCCGTTCGTGATATCGGAAATGACAACGGAAGAGCTGGGAGAATTGGGCGTCCAGTCAACGCTGACTGCTCCCGGGTCATAATAGGAAGTCACCTGGACCTGGTAGCTTCCTCCAGTAACGGGAACCTGTACCTGGGTTGGAGCAAGGCTGAATGAGTAAGAGGGTTGAAGCTGACGAAATTCAACCTCAACAGCCTGTCCTGTTCCGTCCTGAATGACCTGGAGCGACATGGTCCTGTCCTGGTCTCCTTCATTGGCCGCGACGATAACCTTGAATGTCCCGTTGTTGCCGTTGACGATATCGGAAACGGTTAATCCTTCGGAAACGTCGGCAATCTGCCAACCCTGCCCTACCGGTCCAGGGCTGAACGACGATTCCACATTAACGGTGTATTCGCCTCCCTTGACGGGAACGTCGAAAGAAGAGGGCGTCACGCTGAATATCCAGTTGGAATTGTCCGGGGTCCGGTCGGTGACCGTCATGGTCAGCGTGACCAGCAGGCACAGATAGCCGTCTTCGGGAGACGGCGGAGGAACAAAGTTCTCCGTCTCAAACTGGTAGCCGGTGATGACGGCGGCAAAACGCCATTGCGGCTGGTCGGAGAACTGCAGGTACAGATAGCCGTTCTGATTGCTGGCCAGCCACAACGCCAGGTTCTCCTGCCAGGAGGCCATGTCGTGATAATCCGTAAACCAGCGGTAAAACGCGATGGTGCGCTGCTCCACGGCGCTTCCCAGCCCCTGCGCGAACGCTCGCGGTCCGTCTACCAGCGACGTTTCAAATGCCTCCATGGATCCGCCGAAGCGGGGAGGCTCCGGCGTATCGTCCCAGAGGTTGAGCAGCTGGATCTGGTTGCCGGCGGCGGAAACGTAGCGCGCCGCGTAGGGGGCCTGGTAGGTCATGGGCGGTTACTGGTTGAGGTAGTCCTTCACCCCTTCCGCAATGGCTTCGGCAATGCGTCCGGGATGGTCCTTCAAGATAGAGGCGTTTTCAGGATTGGTGATGAATCCGCATTCGCACAGCACCCACGGGCAGCGGGTCTTTTTCAGGACGGCGAGGCCCGGGCGCGACTGCACAGTGTTGGCCCGTCCGGGCAGCAGCCGGGAAAGAGGTTCCGCGATGCATATGGCAAGCCGGCTTCCCTTGACACTTCCCGGGTAGAAACATACATGGGCGCCATGAGCCTGGGGATTGTCGGACGAATCGCAATGCAATGAAATTCCGAAGTCATAGCCGCCTTCGTTGGCGGCCTTGACGGTGGCGTTCAAGTCCTGGGAATTGGTCATCTTCGGGAAGTCGATCACGTCCACCCGGGATCCCAGCCGTTCCAGCATGGGGGCGAGGCGTTCGGCGATCGTCGCCGCGACGGCGTGTTCTTCAAGCCCGTTTCCGCGGGCTCCGGTGTTGTTGGCGTGGCCTATATCAATGGCTATTTTCATTTATATTCTCCTTTAATGGTTGATTGTTAATATGATTGAACTTGTAAGAAAAACTTTACAGTTACTGTTTATCCAGACGGCGTTCAATGTTTTCGATGCGAACGGACAAGAGTTGAATGGCTTTGGCGGTCTCGACCTGCGCCTGCGTCTGCATGGACATCAAGTCAAGAATCCTGTCATTATGGTGTCCCATCACCTCCCCGATGTACCAGCAGGCAGCACCACACGTGACCAGCGACAGCATGACGCAGGCCACGAGGGGCGACGTTTTCGCAAAATCCAGGAAATGAGCCGGCACTTCGGAGAGTTTGCACATGGCCTTATTTCTTAGAGGGGATGACCTGCACGACGGGCGGAACATCCGTTTCCAGCTGGGCCTGACTGTAGGAGATATGCCCCGGTTCCAGCACCAGGCAGGATCCGTCCTTGCAAACCACCGTCTTTTCCGGCGTCACGTCTACGGAGTGCCCGCAGCCGGAGAGGGACATTCCCAAGCCGCCAAGGATGGCGCCAACAATGCCGACCCCGGCCCAATAGAGCCATTTTTTCCAGCCGGTAGCCACGGATGCTTTAAGGTCCAAATACACCCGGATGTCATTAGCAGCATGCTTTGCGATAATAGGGAGGGCCTGTTCTGCGACATTCCGCCATCCGGCTTTATCATCGTCGGAAAGCCCTTCCCAATTCGTGCCCTCCTTCTGGTTTTCCAGGAAGGCATAATACATATCCTTGGCGATAGCCTCGGAATGATTGCATTGATTATCTTTAGTCATTGTCTTTGTTATTAGTAGTGAAATGCTTGAAAAACTCCACGGCGGCGGGATCCGTGAGGACAAAAACCGGGTAATCGCGGGAAGTGAACACCCTCCGGCCGCCCTGCGGGTTGACGGCCTCAACGGTCAAATCCACGGTTTCCACCGTTCGCACAGAATCATCCTCTTCCGGCGCATAAAACTCTTTCAGTCTCGCCCACACCTGAACGGCCTTCCACGGCTCCGACAATCCAACCAACGCGGCCACTACCGCCTGCATGGCCGGGGCCTGTTCCGCTGGAATTTCGGCAGGCGTGTAACGGGCCACACGGGTGAACCCGTCCGCATCCTGATAGATGGCTGTCAGGATGAATTCCTGCCAGTTACCGGGCTTAGGAAACTGAATTTGTATTTCTCCGTCGTTCATGATTCTTCAATGGGTACGTTAATATCTTCAAAAGCCGCGGTTGCCTCGGATTCAACGGCATTCGTTCCTATCGCGTCCAACCCGTAGAAAAGCGGGTTGATATTCCCCGGCTGGTAATAAGCATATTCTCCGGGCCCGGCGCAAACGGAAGCCTTTCCGCTGGTGGTGTTGATCACGTCCGTCACCCACCTGGAAACGCCGACGCCGATCTCAAAATTGGAGACGCCGCGGCAGGTGGCGATTTTGTACAGGTTATTGGTTTGCGCTCCCGTGACCATCAGCCAGAGCCCTCCCAGGTTTTCATAAACGCTGCTGTTGGCAACCGTCTGCTGCTGGTAAATAATCTTGCAGACCGTCCACGGTATGGGCTCGTTCTGCGTCGCAGGAATAAAGCTGGTCGTCGTCTTGACCTGCCACCCATCCGTGGAATTGAGTGCGTAAATCTCACGGACGCGCACCGTATAGCCGTTGCGGGCCGTGTCTCTCACATTGTCAAAGGTGATGTCCAGAATCTCCCCGGAATTAAAGGCCAGGTCATTGCCGGGAATGATCGTGTAGGAATCCGTGGTGAGGTCCGTCCTGATTGTTTTCGCTCCGCGTCCGATGCCCATCGTCAGCTTTGCGGCGGCGGTAGCCCGCCAGACAAACGAAAAGCCGGCCCAGGAAGAATAATTCCATTGAGAACTGGGTCCTTCAAAGGGAGCCTGAATGGTTGTGTGAGATCCTGCGGGAATACCGATGCGGGCCATCTGCCAGGGAACCGTTTTAGTAACCGTTGCCGTCCCGGTCGTGGACAGGGAGTCCGTATTCAGAAACGCCACGGCCGTATAAGTATTGGCCGCGCCTCCCATGCCCGCGGCATACAGCCGGTTGACGCCGGATTCATTGGCCGGCGCGCCCGCGGCAAGCGGGATGTTGACGCCGCCGTTGGCGTTGACGGCTCTTGAGAACGTGGCCGCCCCCGCGCAGTTGAAGCTGGCGCCCTGGGAAATATTCAGGATGCCGGTCTCTACCATGAATGTCCCGCGCAGCCAGCCGCCCGAACGAAGATCAACGGACTGGTAAAACCTGGTGATTCCGTAAATCTGATTCAGGGTTCCGGCGCTTCCGCTTCCGTCCGGGTTGTTGACGACCAGAGGCCCGTTAATGGTAGCCGATTCAGCGGTCAGGGCTCCCCCGATGTTGACGTCTCCGACGTTGGACGTCAACGTCCCCGGGTCTCCCTTTTCCCCTTGCGGTCCCTGGGGTCCTTCCGGACCTTCCGGGCCCTGGGGGCCCTCCGGGCCTTGAGGCCCCGCCGGTCCTGTATCTCCCTTCGGTCCCTGCTCCCCGGTTTCGCCCTGCGGCCCGCGTTCCCCGGTTTCGCCGCGTGGACCTTGCGGCCCTTCGGGGCCGGTTTCACCCCGTTCACCCTGCGGGCCTGACGGTCCCTGAGGACCAACATCCCCGCGGGGAATCGTGAAATTGAGCAGATAGGATCCTGATTCAGTTCCCTTGACGGCTTCCGCGTTGGCGGGCGTCCCCGGTTCCCCGGTGGTGACCTGACCCACGGACAGATTAAAATTCTCGGCGTACTTCTTGGCCTGCTCCGCGTACCAGGCGGCGCTGGACGCGTTATCAAGCATGACCTGCACGCAGCCGCTTCCTTCCGGAAGCTGCACGACGACCGCGCCCGCCACGGCCTGCTGTTCGTCCAGCAAGTCCGGCGTCACCCGGCCCGAAGAAACAAAGCATCCGTAGAGCAGCGGGCTTTCCTCGCTGCCGTCGTCCATGAAAACGTCATAGGACCACATGCCCGCAGGCACCGAAGCCCAGGAAATTACGCCGTTGCCCTCGTCATCGCGTGAAAAGCCGAACTCCGTCACGCCCGTCTTGAGACGGACAGCGCCGCGCAGGGTGACACCGCTCATATCGACGGGATCGCCCTGAAAATCCACCACGCGGACGACCAGCGACTGGGTCAGCCCTGTGACGGTCCGGATATCGTATTTGCCTGCCTGCTGCCTGAGAAAAAAAAGAGGATGCGGGGGCGCAGCGCGCCCCCTGGTGAAACGCGTCAGGAACCCGGCGCCGGCGTCACGTCCTGCACATTGGAGGGCGTGAACTGGTACTTGCCGCGATAATCCATTTCGAACTCGAACTGGGGTGAAGCAATCGCCGTGGTGTGTTCAGGATCCTGCAGGAGGCGCAAGGCGCCATGCGCCGTTCCGACCAGATAGATAGTACCCACGTCGTTCTGATACCAGAAGTGAAGATACCCCTCAATCTTGTTGTCGCCGCCATGTCCGACGGTGGTCGATTCCTCGCCGTTGGCGGGAGGCGCTCCCAGGGCGAAAGAAAGCTGGAACCATTCGGGGGACATGTCCGGCGTGGTGAAGGTCATCCGCTTGCCGGTCGTGGTGTTCTTGCGTTGCTGGCGGTATCCCAGTGCACCGCCGTAAAAGCGCGTCACTTCCCCTTCAACCTGTGTGGCGACGGACTGGAACGCGCCCAACAGCCCGAAGCTCACCCAGGGCTGTTCAGGCCCGGCGGTCGGATCCGTTGGCGGAGACGTCGGAGGCGTCGGAAACTGGTCCGGCCCGGTAACGTAAGAGGCTCCCTCATCCTCGGTCACTTTGATGCCGTCGGGGAGGAAAATAGCCAGAACGCCGGTAATCTGCGGCGTTACATTGCGGTTGGTAAAGGTGGGGTCGTATGTAGTATCCCTGATGCTTGAAACGGTTAGTAGATGATGGTTGCCTTGCCGTCGGCTTCCAGCTTACCGGCGAGTTCTTTCGTAACACGAATATGCGCTCCTTTCAAGAACGTTGAGCGCCCTATCCTCACTTCTTTGGACAGAATGAGGATGTTCGTGTCGATGACGGCGGACTGCTCCGTCTTCTTCTCCGGTTCGGTGTTGGCTGCAGTTGCTTTGCTCATTTGATGTCAACAAGGTTGAGGGTTGCCAGAGCTTCCGCGATGGTCGCGGGAAGTTCCGGGGTGTCGGTTTTCATGGAGAGGCTGATCACCAGCCCTCCGTCCAGTTCGGCGCGGGTGCGAATGACCCGCACAGCCTTCTTGTCAGTTGTTTTCTTCTTTTCGTCCGGGGCGGACGGCGTTTTGCCGGCGGTTTCGCGGGGTTCGTCCGGTTTTGGGACGTTCTTCCGCACAGCCTTCTTGTCAGTTGTTGATGTGTTCATTGAATTGCGGATGGTTTCTCATGTTAATATTAACCGGGGCACGGTAATCCACGGTCAAAACGTTCATTTGCCGCTTCTCGCCGTCAATGATGGCGGAGGAGGAAAAACGGCCTTTGATTTTGGGTTTCATCATCGCCGGTGCGGAAAAGGGAAGAGGATTCCAGTTCCACAGGGCTTCTTCAATCACGTCCCCAACCGCCCGAAGATAATAATCAGGCGTCAGGCATGCCGCCGGGAACAGGGACGCGTTGTGATAAATGGAGGCGATGATGAAATACTGACGCCACATCGTCGGCGCTTCCGTTTGTCCGTGCCCGTCCTGGTATTCTGCCGCGTCCCCGGGGCACACCAAAACGACGCCGTTGTTTCCCATCGCCGACATGATGATGTCGTTGGCGGCGTACTGTGGGTCGAAGGGACGTTCGAAGATGTGGCAGTTCAGCGCTCCCAGGTTCTTCAGGCGCTCAATGATGCGCCGGCACATGGTCTGGTCAATGGAGGGGATCATGGTTCGTTTCCGATGTTGGCAAGGTAGGTTTCCGCGGCGCGCTGCGCCATCCGGTCCATCGTCGGGAGAATTCCCGGCGTGGGCGGGATCGTGACTTCGCGGCACAGCACGTAGAGCACGTCGCCCGTTCCGGCTCCCTGCCGGAACAGTTTGCGGGCCGCTTTCTTTCCGGTGGCTGATTGCGCCGTCTTGAGGATGAGGACGCCGGTCACATTGCCGTTGCGTCCTCCGTTCCTGGAGGGGATGAATTGCAAGTCCTCTTTGCGGAAGCCGGCGCTGTAAATGCTTCGGGCCCCGCCATGGCCGCGGGGGGCGTTGATGGTGGGGATAGCCAGGTTCCGAATCGGGTTCCCGGTGATTTCCGAGGTGCGCCCCGTGGGCCGGAGCGGCCCGCCCAGATAACCCTGCGTGCCGATCCAGTGCAGGCCGATGCCGCGCCAGGCGATGGAGACGCTGACGCCCTCGGCGGTTTCTTCCATCGTGGTGGCGTCCGCCGCGCCGTCGTAGTAGTCCTTGCCCTGCTGGCGCAGGGTTTCCTGAATGAGCAGGCTCAAGGCGACGCCGGACTTGCGGAGGGCGGTTTTGTGCCGGGCCGCGGACGGCTCCATGTCGGCAAACGCCCGGTCAATCTCGGTCTGGTCAATATGGACGGTTACAGCCATTTGGAGGGTAAAACGTAAGGGGTGGGCAGTTCCACGCGGAGGGCTCCGGCGACGTCTTCCACTTTCTTGACGTGCCCGGAGGTAAGGCGCCAGGTGAATTCTCCCTCTTCCTTCCGGGAAACGGGGATATACTGGCGGGAGGACGCGGCGGCCACGTCCGCGGGCCGGGCGTACCAGACGCCTTCCGGATCGGAGAACAGACGGTCCAGCAGTCGGTCCAGGTAGAGGGCCGCCAGCGTTCCGGCCACGGCTCCCCCGGCCGCCGCCAGGCGGAATGCCTGGGCCTGCCGCAAGGGGATCTCTTCCGGGAAATCCCCGGACAGGACGTCCGCCAGTTCCGCGTCCGTGTAAGGGCGCGTGCCGTTCGGGTCCGTGTAGGCAAAGGTGGTATTGCCGTCGTTCCCGGTCTTGACGCGCACGGCGTCTTTCAGGATGCGGCGGATCTTGTTCCTGTTGGATTCCGTCACGCCTTTGGCGTTGCTTTCCAAGGTGGCGTTGAAGCTGGCGGGAGCGGTACGGACGCGCGACACGTCCAGCCCCGCCGCGCGGGCTTCTTCGGCGCCCACGGGGGCAATGTTCATGCCGGACAGGTAGTCAAAGGGCGGGTAAGGAGTTCCAAAACGCGAGAGGCGGATCCAGATGTCGGAGGACGCCAGCGCATAGCCGACGGTTTCTCCGCGGATGAAGCCGGATGATACCGCTTCCGTGGCTTCTTCTTCCAGCCCTGCCCGGGCACGGTTCCAGCGTTCGGCCCAGTAGCGCGGGTCTTCCCGCCCCTGGGATCGGTAAAATTTGAAGGCGGCCGTGTCGTCGTCCATCGTCCAGTTGTACCAGTTCCGGTAGCCGTGGGCCATGGCCGCGTTGGTTTCCATAACAACCTGGATGCGGACCCAGGAGGACAAATCCTGAATGCCTCCCTGCCCCGTCGCCGGGGGGCGGTAGCCCTGCTGGCGTAGGGTTTCGCGGATGGCGCGCTGCGCTTCCTCGTAGCTCAAGGCTCCCGATGCGACCTGGGACGCCTTGTCCTCAAAATCGGACAGGATGACGCCGGGTTCCACCCCGGACACAAAAAAGGCGCGTTCGGCGTAGTCGTTGGCAATCATCTCCATTTGGGCGGCGGTCATCATCGGTAGGTGCTTCGCATGGGGTTGAACCAGGGGCGGCGCGTGTAGCGCGGCATCATGTAGGCGGGATCCGCGGGCGCGGAGCCGTCCACGCTTTCCGGCAGCATGTCCCCTTTGGCGTAGAGCGCCAGCATCGCGTCCGCCGATTCGGCGGCCTTCTGGCGCGTCTCGGTCAGGTTGAGCTGGTAGCGCAGGTAGAGCTGCCGGATAATCAGCGGCCATGCCAGGGACCGCATGCTTTGCGGAATGTCGTACATGCCGCTGTTCTGGAGCGATTGCCGCAGGGCGAGGTTGTTGGCCAGCGCCCCGCGGATGGTCATGCAGACATCGTTGACCGCCTCCATCATGACGTCCCGGTAGTCCAGGCTGCGCTGTTCCCCGGCGGTCACCAGGGCGTCGCGTTCGGCGGTGTTGAGGCCGAGCAGACGATCAGCTTCATCGGTGGAAATCGTGGACCACGCGGGAAAGGCGGACATGATGGAGGCGGACGTTGGGGTTAATCGGCGGTGGCCGTCGCGTCGATGCGGACGATGGCGCCGGGGTTGGTCAGCTTGGTCAGCGAGTAGACGCGGTTGGTGACGAGCGTCAAGGCCGGCGTCGGCTTGTATTCGGTGATGACTTCTCGGCGAAGCTTGCCGGAAAGCCCGAAGGTTTTGACGGCGGAGGCATCGAACTGCGTCGGGGAGTCTTCTTTGTAAAGGACGTAGACTTCGTTTTCCATGATCGTCTTCGCGTCGCCGGAAGCGTCGCGGTACGGCATGGACGCGATGTAAATATCCCGGATAGGACGGATCAGAGCCATGCGAAGAAGGTCTTCGTTGAACAGGCCGACGCTGTTGAAGGAAACCACCTGACGCGCGAGCGTGTTGGAGCGAAGCAGCTGCCATGCGTTGATGCCGAAGACAATCGTGTTCGGCATGTGTCCGGTTGCGGCATTGATGGACAGGATCGCCTGGTCCAGATCCGCCAACGGGTTTTTCTGCTGGTTGGCCCAGTCACCCATCCCGGAAGCGGCCGGAAGCTGGCTCATCAGAAGCTTGGCGCGTTCGTATTCGTACGACGTCACAAACTGGGATTCGATGAGTTTGTATTCCGCCAGGGTGATGGCCTGCGCCTTTTCCAGGTTGACGCCCAGCAAGGCGTCAGGGATGGGCAGCGTCAAGCCGTAGCCCTGAAGGGTGTCGGTTTCGTTTCTGCCGCGCAGGACGGTCTGGCGGGGAGGTTCGCCCGGTCCCACCTGGATGGGCTGGACGGTGAAGGCCGATTCCGTGTCCCAGACCTTGTACTGGAAATTCAGGTCATAGACCGGGACGATCGGAGCGATGCGGCTGATGATGGAGTTCTCTTCGGTGTTCCCGGACCCCGCGGAATAGGAGGTCAGGACATCGGTGAACTGAACGGCGGTGCAAAATGGAGTAGCCCTTGTTCTTGGTCTTTCTGTTGGTTAGGGTTAATAGTTAGGCTGCGGCAACCTGGTAGGACGGGACGAATCCGATTTCCACAAGGCCCTTTTCCCACTTGGCATGAATAACGCGGGCATAGACGGTTTCTCCGCTGGCGGCGGCCTTCCATGTCCCGTTGGCCGTGATGGTGACGGGCGTTCCGGAGTTGATGGTTCCGGGCGTGTCGGATAGAGCCACCTTGATGAGGCCGGCATACATGCCGACGAGCGCGGCGACGCAGGTCCCCTTGTTGGGCTGTCCCTGCAGGACGACGCCGAGCAGCTGCTCCTGCGTGGGGATAGCGGACAACGGAGTTCCGACAAATTCAGGGATGTCGGGATTTGCGGTCAGCGCCACGACGGTTCCTTCCTGTCCGCACAGGTCAACGCCTTCCGGGGCGTTGAAATAGACGATGGCGCTTTTCTGGGTTACGTTGAGTGATGGCATTGGGTTTGATCAGGTTGAATAATTAACGTTGGGCGGAGACGATGAAGCCCTCTTCGGTCGCCTTCTGGTAGGCGTCATAGCGCTTCATGCCGTCCTTGATGAGTTCGTTCACACGGTTGTTGAATCCGTCAATGGATTCCTTCTTGCGGAATGGGTCAGGGGGATTCAGCGTCGCGCGGCGGTTCAGAGGCGTCCTTTGCGGAAGCTTCTTCTGCTCCGGCTGCTCCTGTTTCTGCGGGCCCGCCTGGCGGTTGAGCGCGCGGATAAAGGCGTTCAGCGCGGCGGGGCTTTCCCGGAGAGAGTTTTTCAGCTCTTCCCGGCGTTCTTCCGTGAATTCCTCGCGTTCTTCCTCGTCCAGCGCGTTTTCGTACGTGCTGACGGCGTCGTCCACTTCGGCGTTCACGTGGTCTTTCTCACGCTTTTCCAGCGAGAGCAGTTCATCAAGTCGTCCGAGGATCGCCCTGCTCATATCGTCGGTGCCGTCAAATTCGACATCCAGCTTGTCAAGCAGGGAATCGAACAGGGCCCGCTGGGCTTTGTCCATTTCCTTGGACGGATATTTTCTATCGTCGTTGTCCATATTGGTATTCTGGGTTGTTTCCCCCTCTTCGGGGCTTTTGGGTTCGCCCCCGGCCTCGTCGGAGGCGGGGGAAGTCTGTCGGTTGACCAGAGGCCGCTTTCCCTTGATGCGCGGCCGGTTGGTCAGGGCGAAGCCGGTCAGGCGCGACGGTCGGTAGACGCCGTCCGTCAAAGTCATGCCTTCGCCGTATTCCGTGGATGATTGCGTGTATTCCTTATCTTGCAGCATCTTCAGGCCGCGCGGCGTCCATTCGATGAAACCGTAGAGTTCCAGCGTTCCGGAAGGGTCGCGGTAGGTGTCCAGCTTCTTGAGCCATCCGAGTGCCCGCGTATCGCGGGAAAGGTCGTGGCTCAGGTGGTCTCCGTCGATGAGCATGCCCGGGCCGTCAAAGGTGCGGGCGTTGAAGTCGTCCACCATGTCCTGGATCGCCTGCTCGTCGATGCGCAGCACGGCGGGGCCTTCGCCGTAGTCGACGTCATGATCCCCGCTCTTCTCAATGTGGAACCAGCCGTTGGCGGGTCGGGACAGGTCATTGATTTGTTTGGTAGCGATCATCGGTAAATCCTTTCATGAGGCCGGCGTAAATCATTTGCTGAAGCTGCTCGTAGGCGTCGGGCGGAATGAGCGCTTTTTCCGGTTCCCTGTTGGCCGCCGCCGTCACCGGAACGGGTTCCTGCGTGTCCTCGATCGACATGCCGATCTTTTCTTCGATTTCGGTTTTCTCGGGGCGGACGCCTCCGTCCGCAAGCGCGGCAATTTCCTCGGCCTTCTGCAGCGGCGTCTGGACAGTGTCAAAAGTGATGTGGAGGCGGGCCAGCGGTTCTCCGTCTCCCAGGACAAGCGGGCTGATGGCGGCGTTAAAAGCTTCGGCGACCTTGGAACAGACCGCGGAGACGACCGAATTCCAGCTGTCCGTGTGCGCTCCCCCGGCCAGCGTGCCGGAGCCTGATTCATTCAGGACGGTCAGAGTGCCGGCCATGACAAACCGCACCTGGTCCTTGTCGGACATGTTGATTCGGGATAGGAAATAGTTTTCGTTGATGTTGGAGGCTTTCAACGGTTCGGCGGTGCAGCCGGGAGGAAGCACAATGGAGGCTCCCGATTTGAGTTCCTCACAGGCCCGTTCCAGCGCGTCCATGACGGCGGCGCTCGCGTCCTTGGGCGCCGTGATGATGACCGGGGCGCTTCCGTAGCGGTCCATATGGTTATCCCACGTGATTTTCGCGTGGTTGCGCTCAAAAGAGGCGCGGGTTGCCGGAAAAAGAATGGGGTTCCGGTGCTCCATGACCACGAGCGTTTCTTCCTCTACGCTCTCGCCTGTGTCGGCCCCGATGTAGCACTGGGGGTTGAACTGCCAGTCGTTCAGCGCTCCGGGCCGCACCCAGTACCGCTGCGGGATGAATTCAAACCGGCGGCCCCAGGCGTCCTCAATGTATTGGAGGTGGGCGTAACCGTAGAACATGGCGGAGGCCAACTGCCCAAAGGCCTGTTGAAGTCCGGTGACGGAGTGATAGAATTCTTCCAGCGCGTTTTGCTGACGCTGGGCTTCGGGGCTGTCGTCCGCGGCGTCAATCACCCATCCCTGCATGGAGACGCTTTCAATGAGTCGGGAATAGAGCATGCCCAGCAAGCCGTCCGAGTAGATGACCTCGTCCCAAATGAGCATTTGGCGGGCAAAGGCTCCCCGCCGCGCTTCGTTCCGGGCGTCAATCAGGGTTTGCAGGTCGGCGCCCTGTAACGGATCCCAATATTCAAACCATTGGGGCTGGTTAGGCTTCCTGCTCTGTTCCGTCAAGGCTCGCCGGGTGAGTTCCGTTTCAAGCTCCTTGATTCTGGTCTCCTGTTGGGCGACCAGCTTCGGGGCGTTGAGGATATTTTTGACGGCGTTAAACCTGCGGCGAAAAGAAAGGAAAAGTTTGGTTGCAGGGGAAGGAGTTGGACCTTCGATTCGGGGACAGGAACCCCGCGTGATACCGTTTCACCACCCTGCGATTAATTACATATCTTCATATATTGATACGTTGATATATTGTCAACCCTAATATCTCCCGTAAGCGCGTTTTGATGACACGGGCCGGGCGAACCAGGCTCCCAGCGTCCGCGCCAGTCCGCTGTTCCGGCGCGCGTGCCAGGCCATCACAAGGGCGTCGGCCCGGTCGGGGGAACGAACGCCCCGCTTTGCCATATCTTCCTTGCTTTCAATGCGGACGCGGCCTATTGCATCCGTCTGGAGCCGCGGCGCGACCAGCTGTTCAATCGTGTCCTCGTCAATGTCGAGGATGAGTTCTTTTTCCTCAATGGCGCGCGCCAGGGCCCGCCATGCCTGGGCTCGCAGATTGACAAAGGCTTGTGTGTCATCCGCCGGAAACCCGCCGCGGTAGGAGTGCACCGGAAAGCCCTCGGCGCGGAAGTCATCAATGATGGGGAGCCCTAGGCCGTCGCCGTCGGCAAAGATGCGGTCGGCAGAGATGCCGAGTTCGGCGGCCTTCCGGCGGAAACGTCCGCGCGCTCCTACGGTGTCCGGGTCGGACCAGTGGTCGGCGATGAAAAAACGGTTGCCCTGCCCGGCCGCAAAGACGTTTTCATCGCCTCCCGCGGCAAAGTCGAAGCCGCCGCAGGTCTCTCCGGTGTCCAGGAAGGGAGGCGGGTTGTTGACCAGCTCCATGAGAGCGCGGCGGGAAATGACGGATTGTCCGTCAAGGTCGGTGAATTCACCAAGGATGGCCGAGCGGTAGAAGGAGGACTGCTCACCATATTCTTTCTTCAGGCGTTCGGCCTTGCCCGGGTCGTTGATTTCAATGTGCGGGCAATCCTCGTATTTGACGCGGATTTTGTAGTAGAGCGATGAATTTTTATGAAAGCAGTCGTAGAAGGTGCCGGAATCGGCGCCCGGCGACGAGGTGATGAACGCGTGAAAGAGCGTGCAGCGGGAAACGGCGGTGAAGATGGAGTCCGGAATGGTTTTGGCCTCGTCCAGGACGTAAAAGACAGGATCCACGTCGGGCGAGATTTTTGGATGCCATCCTTCCGCACGTCCCGCGTTGTCGGTGGAGAAACCCACGGCAAAGCCTCCCTCCGGCGTGCGGATCTCCGTCTTGTTGAAGGACCAGCCGGAAAAGAAAGGATTGTCCATGTAGCGGCGGAGCGCGGGAAAGAGCTGCTTTTCCACCTGCATCCACGATGAGGACGTAACGGGGACCTGTCCCCGCGGAAAACAGGTGAGAAAGTACAGGATGGCGGGAGCGATGCAGTTGCTTGTCTTGCCGGATCCGTTAGGAGCGACCAGAGCCACGCTTTTCCCTCCCAGGGTCAGCTTGCCCAGGGACAACGCCTTGATGGATTCTACCTGCCATGGATAGGGGTCAAGGCGGAGGATATGGCGCAAGAAGAAGCTGACGGGGATTCGTGTCCTGCGGGTTAGGGGTGGAGTTTGCCGGCGATGGTTTCCAGCGCGGTTTTCTCGTCTTCCTGCAGCTGGGCGAGCTGCTCGGGGTCCAGCGTGATTTTCCGTTCCAGCGGCGCACCGGGAACGCCGGCGACGTCCTGGCGGACCCGGTCTCCGAATTTATCAGGAGCGAAGCGGGCGGCGACTTTCAGCCGGGTTTCAATGGCGAGCTTCTTCGCGGCGACGGAGGCAGAGCCGCATTCCGGGGCCAGGGCGACTTTCGCGGCTTCATCGGCCAGCTCCTGACAGGCGTCAATCATAGCTTCCGACTGCGCTTCCCGCGCGCGTTGAATGAGTTTGGAAAAATCCGGCTTTGTTTCACGCCAGTTCCAGACCGTCCAGACCTCCGGCATGTGGTCATCGGAGCAGATGGATTTCATGGTTTCGCCGTTGGCAAGACGGGAGGCTATCTCGGCAGCCAGTTCCTCTGTGTAGAGGCTCGGCCGCCCCGGTTTTCTTTTGGTGGTAGGTTTCTTTTTCCTGCGGTTCCATCATAGGAGATAACGGATATTCAAATCAAGCGCGTTGTTTGTTCTTGATTCGCAGCGCTCATTTTTCAAACTGTGGGGCGTATGAAACGATGTCCTATCTGCGGCAAGGATGTTCCTCCCCGCGCGGGCAAACGCGACAGCGTGTACTGTTCCCGGGCCTGCCTCCAGGCTCACTATGCGGAGGCCTGGGAAACGCTCACATGCCCCGTGTGCGGGAACGTATTCCGGGCCCAAAAACTGTGGCGGCGGCAATACTGCTCTGCGGAGTGCGCCAATCACGCCCAGCGAGGGAGGAAAATCACGTCCGCAGCGTTTTTGGAGGCCTGCCGTCATCGTGGCGTTTGGGGACCTCGCAAGCATCCGATGACCGGGAAATTTGAGACGAATTGCCACGCCAAAGTCTGGCGCGTGGAGTCGCCGGAAGGAGAAGAGGTAACGGCGCGCAATCTCAAGCTGTACATGGTCACCCGTTTTGGCGAAACCGAAGGCAAAAAGATTTATAAACTCTTGACCTGCGCCGCCTCCCGTTTCCGCAAATCGGGAAGAGGCACGGGGGCCGGATGGCGGATCCTGGAGGCTCCATCCGTCCCGGAATAAAAAAAGGGGCGGCTTCGAAAAAACCGCCCCTTTTTAAGGGAAGTGGGCGTTGCCGCCCCGTTGATCTTGCGATCGTTTTAATCCACAGCCCCGAAGGGCTGAACGTTCAGAAAGAACGTCTCTTCCTATCATTTTTTGATGGATGACGGCAACGGAAAAAAATTCTCTTTTTCTTATTTTTTCTCTTGCATCACTAAACATTGTTTAGTATATTGACCTTGTTGACGGGAGGTAAGGGACCGAACGAAGACACAATCCAAAACCAAATCAGAAAGACTAAAACAATGAACGACAACAAAATCATCACCATGGAAGACGGAGAAGAAATCAACCTGACCGCTCTTGAATGCGAATTCGGCAGCTACGACTTTGAAGGCAAGACCTACTATGCTGCTCGCCAAATGGAATTAACCAATCGTCTTTTTGACGGATGCTACAACGACGCGGAAGAAGGAGAGGAATACATCTCGGAATACTCCGCGCCCGGATACGACGAAAACGGAAACCCCGTGGAAATCTTCATGACTTTCACGCAGGTGAAAGGTGAAGAGATAGACCCGGAAAACCTTAACTGGTTCCAGGACTCCGACCGCGTTGAAGCCCTCTAACCATGATTCCAGGGCGGTGCATGCCGCCCTGGCACAGCTATGACTATTCAAGAATTTGTTGATTGGGTGCAGTCCAGATACCATTTGCGATCCAAAACTTCTGCGGTCAAAAAGGCTGCGCAAATGTTGCGTGTGACGGAAATGGCGGTGTGGCAATGGTTGGGCGGGTCCAGAAAAACGAGTCCTTCCATGGAGCTGTTGATGGAGCTAATCACCCGTCACGGATTGCCGGAAGAATAGGCCTATACGAGATTCCAGGGTATACGAGATTCCAGGGCTATTCCCGGGGATGGTAATTGATCTCGCGGTAGGATTTCCAATCACAGGTGATGATGGTGCCGCAAAGGTGGATGCGGGAAACAATGGCCGGCCCGAGTCGATCTTCAAGGGCGGCGGGGCTGTAGTTGGAGATGATGATGGTCGGTTTGCCGTTCTGGTGCCGATAGTCAATGAGCCTTTCCAGCGCGGCGCCTGCAAAGTCCGTGTCCTTGACCTCGTGATACTCGTCCAGCACCAGAAGATACGGGGCCTTGTATCGCTTCATGACATCGGATTCCGAGCCGTTGCCGTTAAACGTCTCTCTCAAGTCCATCGTGTAATCATAGGCCTTGGTATAGAGGACGCGCCTCTTTCGCCTGTACATGAGGCGTCCAAGAAACGTGCTCAATACCGTTTTCCCGGTGCCGTATCGCCCGTTCAGTACAATGATACTCCCAGGCGTCAAAACGAGGCGGTAGGCATCACGCAGGGCTTTCTTCCATGGTTCCCCGGTTACTTCGTCAAGGCAATCAATAGCTCGGCGGGGAAAACCGCGGTCAATCAGGCCAAGGCGTTCGTATGCCGCTCGGCGTTCTTCTTCCCGCTGCTTTTCAGCAGCCAGCGCTTCCGCTTCCAGCTCTTCAATGCTTCTTCCGTCGTCCTCGGCAAGCAGGGTGATAGATTCCAGGAGGCTTTCAAGATTAACTCCTTTCAGTCCTCCCTGGGGTTTAATGGGGTCGTCAATCTTTCCAGAGGTCATCTCGTCTTGATGGTTTAGTCGTTGATTTTGTCGGGGATTCCGCGGCATTGGCGGGTTTCAGCCCGGGCGGGTTCGCATTGTTCCGGGCCCAGGTGGCAGCGTATTGGCGAGCCATGGGCCGCCAGTCTGCCAGGGGGACGCCGTGCCGGTTTCGCCATCCAACGGCGGACTGCTCGTTGAAAAACCGTTCCGCGCACCGGGTTAGCTCGTCTCCGATTGGGTGCAGAACCTGGGCGGCTATAAAACGGTCAACCTCGGAAACATCCTTCGGAAATTGGCAGACCTCGCGCCCGGTTGTAGTTGTAGTAGTATCTTCTCTTCTCTTCTCTGGTAACGGTTTTTGTAACGGTTCAAGCGTTACATTTTCGTTACATGTTTTTACAACTCGCTCATGATGAGCTTTTCTGCTATTCGCAACACGGCGGTTCGTATTGGCCCTATTCTTGGCGGATTGGCCGTTGTGGCGGTCAAAATTGGGGATTGAAAGGAGGCCCTCGCGTCCATTCAACCAGCCGACTTTGACAAGCCCAGCGGCGAAGCCGGGGCAGAATACGAGACGGTCGAGAAACGAATTTGTAACGGTAATGGCGTTACCAGAAACGGATTGTTGATCAGCCCAAATCCAGAGGCGAAGCAGCTTGCCGACAACGGCATCCTGATCAATTCCAAGGATGCCGGCTAGCTTCACCACTTCGGGTTTGTCCGGTGTCGTGTGTTCAACCTTGATCCAGTCTCCGGCCATATCAAAAAGCGTCAGTTGGGGGTTGTAGATTTCATAAAGACCAGGAAGACGGTCTTCCCGCGGCGGTGCCCGAACAAAGGTTCATGGCTGGCCAGCTTCAACACTTCTGCCGTGCTGACCTGATCCTCACACCATTTGAACACCAGAACGCCGCCCGGTTCCAAAACCCGGAAGCACTCCCGGAATCCGGCCTTCAAATCCTCCTGCCAAGTCTCCCTGTCCAGTTTTCCGTATTTCTTGGCCAGCCAGGACGATTCCCCGGCGTGAATCAGGTGCGGAGGGTCGAACACGACAAGGCGAAACTCCCCGTCGCTGAAAGGCATCTCCCGGAAGTCCACGACGACGTCCGGCTTGATTTCCAGAGTGCGCCCGTCGCAAAGCGTGTGCGTTTCCTCCCGGCGGTCCATGAACACCACGTCAGGATGGCGGCGGTCAAACCAGAACATGCGGGAGCCGCAGCAGGCGTCAAGAATGGCTTTCATTCCCCCTCCTTTCCGTCCGCCAGGGTTTCCCCCACCTGGGCGGGTGCGTTTTCCAGCGAGTTATGCGGATTCACATCCGTGTTCTCCCCCGCGGCGTCCGCCGTGTATTTCAGAGCCCTCCCCTTGTCATCAATAGGAATCCACGGCTTATTCCATACATGCCTCATGCGGAGCGCATTAAGTCTTCGGGCCGCTTTTCGCATGGTCTCATACCTTTTTCCATGTTCATGCTCTCCGTCCCTAAAGAAAACGCGACGGAGAAACGCATTTTCACGACGACGAAATATCCGAAGCCATTTTCGGTGATACCTGTTCACTCTCCCTCCTTTCTCGGCTCCCAGCGGTCCATGATTTCTGCGATATTGGCATGAGAGCATTCGCAACATGGAACATCCCATTCATAATAGTCTGAATATTTACAATTCCCACAGTACCTCTCTTTAACCTGCCACGCCCTGCACGCGGCCCGTTTCTGGCGGACGGTATGGATTTTCCCGGCAAGGTCCGTTGCCATTCTTAAGATCCTTTTTTCAGAGGGCATCAAAAGGTAATATGGCTCTCCAAATTCATGAATGGCGTGTTGCCGGATTTTCTGAATGGTTTCCCTGACGGACTCCACGGATTTTCCGCATTCGTAAAACGCTTTCTGTTCAGGCGTCATCTTCATTTTCTTTTTCCTCATATTTTAAGTAGACTTCAATCGCTTTAAGAAATCCTTTGTATTGGCCCGCTAAATAGAGGTAATACCCAAATGAGAAAATGGATACTAAAACAACTATAAGTTGCGCAATATCAAATATCATTGCTGGCCTCCTTCCTGTTAAGCTCCCATGGCCATTTAAGCACGTCGTCCGGGCGGCATGAGCCTTTATCTGTCCTGATCCAGGCATCATTCACATCAACGTCCGTAAGTGTAGCCCAGTACTGATACTTAAGAGACCTGTCTATAAAATGTAACTTATCACCAACCTGCACCCTCATGATGGGAGGAAACAAAGAAACAAGCCTATCCATATCTTCAATGCACGCTTTCTTGGTTTTCCAAAAATGGGAACTCTGGAAGAAGCAGTTGTAGCAACCAGCAACCCAATCGGTTGTTATCCCATGGACATCATATCCTCGTATGGCTTTCAAAGGTGTGCCGCAAAGAGGGCATTTAGGCGTTTTCTTTTTCATAGTCTTTAATCAGTTCATCCACGTCATCCTTTAATGACTCGCTATCATACTTTAATCCGTCCAGATCCCATTTCAGGCTGTCCAGCTGATTGGAAAGGATACGCAGTCTATCCAAAAAGGACTGATATACCTCTTCTTCTTCCATTTTCTGCGGACCGCATTCCGTGCAAGAATCCATGTCCACAAAAATTTTCCCGTCTTTTTCACAAGCCCGGAGCGGGTAAGCGCCATGGCCGGGTTTATCGCAATAGACATTGTTCATTTTAATTTATCCTTTCTTGATTTTAAGTTTTCCGTTCGGACCCATGGTCCAGTCGTCAAAAGTGACGGTGCCGGACAGGTTGATCACGGGGTAGGCGTCATGTGGGTTAATGTGGTAAGTTCTCTTCTTGTGCTTAACCAGGAGATACCCGCCTTTCAGAGCACCGGAAACGGTGCCTCTAACGCCCATAGCCGTTATTTGCTGTCCGATCCGGAAGCAGGTGCCGCAAATGGCGTTGAGGTCATCCAGATCGGCCTGTGCGGTTTTGGTGACAGAGGCTTTTCTTCTGCGGTTGTATTCCTCCATCCAGAGCCGTTTTTTCTCTCTTTCTTCCGGGCTCATTTTCCGAGTTCCTTTCTTTTGTAGGTTTCAACGGTTTTTGTTTGATAATCACAAAAGCCCTCCTGGTTGAGGTAGCAGCGGCCAAACTGGGCCAGGGCAAAAGCGTCCGCCTCGTTATTATTGCTCATATCCGCCGCCCAATGCTGAAAAACGCGTTTGAGCATCAAATCCTTTTCCGCATTGCCCTTCCCCGTTGCAAATTTCTTATTGGTGGCAGGTGCAACAACGATGAAAGGTATTCCCATGTCCAGGAGCAGGAGGCGAATAACGCCGCCCAATTCCGCCAGCCCGGCCATGCCCTGGGAAGATCCATAGGAATACCCCTCAATAACAGCAAGGGAAGGCTGTGTTTGGTTGATGATGTCCAGCACCGCATTGCGGATTTCAGAGAGACGTTTAACGCTCCTGTTCCTGGATTTGATGACGCCCCATTTAGGGGAACCATCCCACACCAGAGCCCACCCTGTAGCGGTTAGCGACAGATCAAGACCTAAGATGCGCTTGCTCATTATGCCGCCCTCCCTTCTATAACCGGACGGATTTGAGGCATGATCACATCAAACTGATCACGGTATTCTCGCTTGAAATCATTCAGCGTCTCGTTGATTTGGTCGGTGTAGGCGTCCCAGTTTACTTTGAGCAGGAAGGGACGCAAGCCCCGGCAATAGGAGAAAAAATACCATGTCCGCAGCCCCGTCACTGCCATGGATCCGTGCACCTGGGGACGGTATTCGGGAGGCAGCTCGCCGTTGAGCAGGTAGAGGGCGTGAGTCTTGGAGAGGGGGCACTTGATTTCAAGGCCCGCCATGTAGTCGCCGGACTGGTCAACGATGAGCCCGTCAGGGCTGCATCCCACCGGTCCGTCTTGGCAAAGGACGAACCCCACTTCCTTGACGGTCATTCCCGTGATGGTTCTGAATTCGTCCCGGGCTTCCGGTTCCAGCTCTTCTCCCTGGTCCGTATGACGGTTGCCTTCCCACTTGATTTCATCGGGCCGCAGGAAGGAGCAGCACAGATCAATGATGAGTTCTCCCCAAGGGCCCCTTTCCTGGTGCGTTCTGGGCTGGGGTTTCTTTCCCGTGGGCGTCAGCAGCCGCTTAAAGTTGCTCGCGGTCAGACGGCCGGCGCGCAGCTTAAACCAGGCTTCCGAACGCTGGTAGATGTTTTCGTAGACAATGCAGTTCTTGGACAGGCTCATTTCAATAGTCCTCCATGTTGGCGGTTGCGTATTCTTTCGCTTCCGGGATTTCCAGGCCCGGAATAAAGTCGTCCTGCTGTTCAGGTTCCGGCAGGGCGTCCTGCGGTTCTTCACGGAATTCTTCAGGGGACGGAGCGTTGTTCCACGGAGTTTCCCATTCGGGTGGTCCGTCTGTTTTTTCCGGTGTTGCGTTCCTCATTCCTCCGGCGACGTCTTTTCCTTCGTCTTCGTCGTAGATGCCTCCGAAGCCGAAGGCCACGCGTCCACACTGCATGATGGCTTTGTGTCGCAGCATGCGACGCGGCCATTGACGCCACGGATCCGTGTTCTTCTTGCATTCGGTCAAGAACTCCGTGATGACGGTCGGGTGTTGGTTATCTTTCCGGTAGATTCGGCAAGTGCATGACTCCCCGTCACCGCTCATTTCCACGTCCATGCCGTCAAATTTCGGATGCGTGTTGATCAGTTTAAGCCATCCGTCGATGCCGACAATAGGCACTATCCCCCCGTTTTTTCCTGGGAACGCGTAAATTTCTTTGAGGAAGGGATTCAGTTTGTATTGGTTGGCGACGACGCAAAAGGCCATGAGTTCCTCATTGGTGGCTTTGGGCGCAATGGTCGCTTTAATGGTCATGTATGCCTGGGAGGGGTTGACTCCCATCCTTTCCGCCAATTCCACCAGCATGGGGGCGATCGGCTTGGACACACATGGGGCTTGATTGGCTGGGTCTTCTGTGTTAGTTGTGTTTACGTTGTTATTCTTATTCATATTATTTTGATATGTTGTGTTTAACAGTCCGGGTTCAGTTGCCGCTGACCCGGCTTTCTAATTATTGAGCATCTTTGTCTTGCTCTTGCAAAAATTCAAACACTCGTATAACGCGCTGATACTGATTATTGAAGGTTACTCTACCTTGATCTGGATTGTGAGTTTTATAAACGGCTTTTTTGAATTCATTCAGGTTGCCGACAAAGCATCCAGTACACACGGTGTTTGAATGTAAATGAAAGGTCGCGAAACTACTGCGAGTTCCCTGCGGTCCAATTACAATATAGTCAGTCACTTTTTCGGTGAAGCCACGTCTTAAAATAGCCTCCCCGCAGACCTTGGCGTTCCCGTAGACCTTGGCGTTCCCGCAGACCTTGGCGTTCCCGTAGACCTCGGCGTTCTCGTAGACCTTGGCGTTCCCGCAGACCCAGGCGTTCTCGTAGACCTTGGCATCCCCGCAGACCTTGGCGTTCTCGTAGACCCAGGCGTTCCCGTAGACCTCGGCGTTCTCGTAGACCCAGGCATCCCCGTCTTGGGACAGATTAGCTTCTTTTTCAATGTAGCCTCCTATCTCTCCGGACTTTATGGAGGCAAATGCGGTTACGCATGCAATTTGATTCAGAGTGCGTCCGTATACCTCTTTCGTTATCCCTGTGAATTTATATTTTTGCATAATATTTTATTTATTTAGTTAATCAGTTAAAAAAGGTTTTTGAGCAGGAGGAAAATTAAGAAGAGGAATGTTCCTCCGGCAGTAACCAGTCCACACCAGAAAATCAGGTAAGCGAGGATTTTGGTAATCCGGGGCCCTGATTGGGCGGCTTGGGTATAGTTCCAGCAGCGCTCCGCTTCGTCCGGGATGCCGTTGAGGCGTTCCCTGGCGCATAACGGGCACAGAAAGCGCGCGGTGTAGACTCCGTCCTGATGGTCCCCAACGAGGGACATCCATGAAGACGAGGCTTTCAGCGGTTCAGCGCACATGTAGCAGCGCGCCGTCTTGGCTGGGTGCGGGTTGTTGGTGATCGTTTCCACCATCCCCTTGAAGGGGCCCCGGTCAATGATGTGTTGATGTGTGGTCATTTTCTTTTGTTAGTTAAGTATTTTTCCACGTCTTCCATGTTATAAAGGGTTCCTTTTCCGACTCCTTCCAGCCTTCTTACATTCTTGCCCGCCCGTGCCAGGATGTTATCCATCTGACGGGACGAAATGTCATAATAAGTGGCTAAGGTGGAGCTTTTAGCGTATTTCTTTTCGATTGCTCCGAAAATGGAAACGGAAGACGATTCAGGCGTAGAAGGAACAGGCGTGGTTGCCAGCTCCCGCAATACTCCGGCCAACGTTTCCAGCGCGGTCGCAAGGGTGGTCATGGTTGTGTCGTTTTCGCTCAT